GACGCATCTCCAGCACCAGATACTGTGTAGTGCGTGGTTAGAGTTTTGGTTGTTTCAGTTCCTGTAGAGGATCTGATGATTACTTGTAAATCCGAGTCTGCAAAAATCTTGAAGCTATAAGCAAATACTGTTGTGCTTGAATTACCAGAGTAGGAATTTTTTACTGTTGTGCTTGATACTGTCATATTATCTTACCTATATACTATTTCTTTTGTTGTTCAACATCTTTAATAATTTCTAAACCTTTTTGAGCTAAACCAATTCTTACCTTATAAAGATCATCTATTAAATCTCTTTTTTCTTCTGGAGTAAAGAATGTACCATCATCTTTCATTTTAGCATTATATATAACCTTTATATCTTTTGATACTTGTTTCATACCTTTTTCTATCTCTATAACCGCTTCTATATCAAAATCAACTTTTTGTATTTCTTTTAAATATCCTTCGGTATTTCCAGTTTTAAGCAAATAATCTACTGTATTCATTATGGTTTTATAATCTTCTGTTTTATTATAAAATTGTTGTATTGAATTAGAATAACCATAAACATCTTTAGCTTGAAATACTCTAATACCCGGTATTTTTGTTAATGGATCAGCAGGTCTAATTGGATCATCTATAATACCACCTTTAATTGCTATAGCATTAATAGCATCTTTAGCCATTCTACCAACAGAACCAAAATAAGAATCATATATATTTTCTACATATATTGGGTTTGCAAAATAGTTATCTGCTCCAACCATAGTTGATAAATTTTCTGCTAATGCTTTTATAGTTGGATTTGTATACTCTGTTGAATAATAAGAGTTAAGCATATCTTTTGGAGCATCTGCAGGTAGTATTGGAGCTTCTCTAAATATGCTATAGTCAAATTGATTTTCTATTAAAGGTCTTGCAAAAGTTGGAAATGGAATATACCCTTTTGCGTGTTCTAATAAAAATTCTTTTGTATATTCCATAAATTCTTGTTTTTCATTTGTTCTAATATAATCTAAAACTTTTTCAGTAAGGTTAGAAAAAAAAGTACCTACTTCAAATCCTTTTGGAAAAAACATTCCTTTGCCATTTACTTTTGTATAGTATTTATTATTTCTAATGTAGTCTGGAAGTTCTTTAAAATCTTCATTAAGTTCTCCATCATCTTTTACATTAGACATATAAGCAAAATAAGTTGGCAACACTACAGTAAGTCCAATCATACTTAAAAATTTTGTAGGTCTATCTCTTGCTGCTTCGTATGCTTTTACAGATCCTTGTATTCTGGCATTAAAAAATGGAACACCTTTATTAATTCTTGCACCTGCAGTTCCTTTTTTTGCATAATCTAATAAATCTCTTGATTCAAATCCAGCTCTTTGTAAAGCATCTCTTTCTGATAAACCTTTTTTTTTAGCTACTTTAAGAACTTTATTCATCATAGCAACTCTAGTGGCTTCTTCTGAAATTTCAGTTAAATATCTAAATTGTCCTAGTATTGGTGTAGAATATTCATTTCTCATTACACCTTTATTTAGTATTGCGTGAGCATTTGCATCAAACATTGTTCTATCTACTGATCTTATAGTAGATTGTGCACCACCACTTTTTAAAAAATTTTTATATGCTTGTGTAGCTCTTTTAGGATCTTTAAAAATAACATGAAATATTCCTTTAATTGAATCTACAATAGGAATCCAACCTATTTTAGATAAAAAAGTTGCGTTTATTGTGTCTTTAAAAAAGTTTGGCAAAGCAAAATCTGGAGTTACGATTGCACCTGTTCTTAAAAATCTAGTTGGTGCTGTTAAAAATTTTACTACAAAATTCATACTTGGATTATCCATAACTCTAAAAGCAGTAACTAAATCTTCACCAACTTCCCAAACTTCATATTTACCAGTTTTTGTATTTCTTAAAGAAATAGAATTACCATCTGGATAAACAGCTTCTTGCCTAAATATTGAAAGTTCTTCAACACCTTTGTTTGAAAGTTTATCTAAAGTTTCTTTATCAAAAAATTTTTCTAATTCTTTTCTTTGAACTGTAATTGGTTTTAAATTACCTTTTTTCTTTTTTATCCATTTAAGTGCTTCGGGATCTTTTTTTTGAGCTTCTAAAACAGTATTAATAAAATCATTTTTAGTTTTATTAAGTTCTGTCATTCTTACAATATAGTCTGTATTTTTAACAATACTTTCTAATGGGTCTATAATTTTTACTTTTGATCCTTTTAATTTTTTAAATGGATTACTTGATCCTTTAATAAAACCAGATTCTCCGGGTTTAGGAAGTTCTCTAGCCATAGGCATATAGTTTTTATTAATTTCTCTAAATGCGTTGTAAGATTCTTTAGTTATAAGTCCACCATCATAAGCATATTTTAAAACACCATCCTGTAAGTAAGTATCTACTTTTTTGGCTGCTTTTTCATAAGTAATCATCTTACCTGTGTCTGGGTCTTTAACTTTTTTATTTGTATATTTTTTTAAAAAAATTTCTGCATTAGGAATATCAACACCAGATTCCTTACCTCTTTTAGCAAGGGTTACTGCGTGTCTGTTTGTTAAATAAGTGCTGAATAAAGCTGTTTCAGTTTTACTATCTTTTACAAATGGTCTTACAATAGACATAAGAGATGGTCCATTTTCAGCTAATGTTTTAAAATCAAGAGTTCCAAACTCAATAAAGTGTGCTGATCTTCCTTGCATACCTTCTTGTAATCTTAATAGTTCGTATGTGTTTAATTTTTCAATACCTGTTTTAGTTTTAATATTAAGTTCTCTTAATGCTTCTAGCACAGGATATTTTTGATCTATTGCTTTAATTACAAATTTTCTTTTTGTAGTTTTAGACGCATCTTTTACAGATTGTGTAATTTGTTCTTTTGTAATTGGCATTTTGTTTATTTCAAAAGAAATATTTTCTGCTGCTTTATTTGCAATAGGATCTTCAAATTTTGGTTTAGTTGTAACCTGTATTTCTTCTTTTGGTATTTCTATTTTTTTAGCATCTTTTATTTCATAAGCTCTAACTGTTACATTGTTTGATAATACATCTTCTCTTACTGTTCTATTTTTTGCTAAATCTAAAGCTACATCTGTAGGTTTCTTTCCATAATCAATAAAAATTTGTTTTGATTTTTTTTGTGCTTTAGATTTTGGCAATCTAATATTAAATATAGAAAACAATAAAGCAGTAGATGCAAACTCTCCTTTGTCTGGTATCTCTTCATCTAATATTAAACCTGTACCTTGATAACCAGTTATTTGAGCTGCAGTTCTTGATATGTAATTAGAAGCTAAAGTTTTACCACCCGGAATTTTTAACATTGGTAATGCAAGGGATGCAGAAAATTTTGCACCTTCTTTTAAACCTTCTTCTAAAGTTTCTTCTAATAATATTTTAATAACATCAGATGGTTTGCCTTCATCTTGATTTTCCAAAACTTTAAGTAAAGTTGATCTGGTTGTTGTAGGTATCATTGCTCCTGTAAATCCAGCACCTAACTTACCTGCTGGTAAACCAACAACTGCACTTCCAGCATAAATAGGAGAGTCAACAGCAAGTGTACCTAATGTTGAAAGAAACTCCTCTGTCCAAGTATAATCTTCTGGTTTTGGCATAGATAGTGCTTCTGGAGTGCCTTCACCTTTTGCAGCTCTCTTACTTAAATTCCAAAGATTAGTTCCTAATATTTGTTCAGCTATATAATCTCCATCAAATTCTTTTCCTATTACAGTTTCTTTTATATCTTTTATGGCTTGTTTAACTGGTTTACCTCTGTTTAAATTTGATTGGTATAGCATTTCATCTTCTGGAATAACTATGTCTTGTGCTAAATAATCTTTAGTTATTTTATTAACATAATCTTTAATAACTTTAGTATCTGGCTCAAACTTAAAATCATCAGAAATTTCTTGATTTGTAAAACCTCCCTGTTGAAGTTGTTTAACTTTTTCTTGTTTCCATCCTGTTATTTCTGCTCCACTAAATCCACCTTTCTCTAATAATTTTTGTTGTTCATTTAGATTCATTTTATTTATCTGTTAAATTTTGTATTCTTTGTATGTATTCACTTGGTGTTTCTCCAGGAAGTCTTTTAAATTTATCATTAACTAATACAGGTTGTTCTTTTTTTGCAAAACTTAAAAGAGCATTTCTTACTTGTGATTTTGTTGGAGAATAATCTAAAATATCTTTACCAATATAATTATCAGATAATGAATCTAATAATTTTTCTACTGGTACATTTTGTTTTAATCCTTCAACAAATCTAGCATACATATCTTGTCTAAATGAACTTAATCTATTATTATAGTTGTCATCAAAATATTTAGAACTTGGTGATCCTTCAATTAAAGGTATTACTTTATCTATAAAATTAAAAAATTGTTTATTAGTTTTATTTAATTCTGGATTTTGTTGTGATTCAAAAATATTATTAAAAAAATTATCATCATTTAAATTAACTGAACCATCACCAATTCTTTCTGTAATACTTTTTGAATCTTTTTCTCCTGCTAATTTAAATTTTTGAAATGGATTTTTTATTTCATTACTTAAAATTTTGTTAATAATTTTATCATTTGTTAAATAATTATTATCTAAACTTATTTCATTATTAATAATTTTATTATTTAAATTATTAATTTGATCATCATATTCTTTATTTCCTGTATAATATTCATTAATTTGATCTGGGTTTATTCCAAAAAATTGATCAGCTTCAGAACCTTGTAAAGCAGCTACAACTTTTTTTTTAGATTCTAATAATCTTTTATTAGTTTGAAATTGTACAGCTTTACCTTGAAAGGTTGATATTTCTCTCAATTCTTTTCTTAAATCATCTCTTGCATCTCCTTTAATATTTGGAAAATTTTTATTATCACCTAATAAACTTAATGCTCCAAAGGCATTATCAATAGCAATTTTTTTAACCATCTCTGTTTCAATAAGAGCAGGTAAATTTTCTTTATAAATATTAAAATCTTTTTCACCAATAATTCCATTACTAACTAAACCTTGATAATCTTTTTCTATAGATTTAGCTAAAATATCAAATTGAAAATCATTTCCAGAAGAAATAGCTGTTGCTATTTTTGATTTAACTTTTTGTTCTACTTGACCAACCCTAGTAGTAACTAAATTATTTCTTGTTTGTTTTAAAATATTATTTACATAAGTGCTTTTATTTTGAGAAAAATTAATACTAAATAAATTACCTACATTTTTATTAGGTGCTTTTGCTTTATATTTGTTTTGTATAGATTCAAATTGTTGATTAAAATAATCTATTCCTTCTTGTGGTGTATTTTTTAATTCAGCTTGTTCAGCAGCATTAAAAACTTCAACAGTTGCATCTGCATCTAGTTCTCCAGCTTGTACTTGAAATTCTATTTCTTTTTCTTTTATATAATAATCTTCAGCAGCTTTGCCTAATGGTCTTAATGCTGCTCCAACAGTTTGAGTTAAAGGTATTTTTATATTAGAAGTAACTCCAGCAGCTTCTGCTGTAGGTCTAGCTTGTGCTGTAAATGTAGGAATTTTTGGCATTATGTAACACCACCTATTCTCAATAAACTTTCTCCAGCTCTTGCATAAGCACCAAGTTGAGCAATTTTTGCTTCTCTTCTTGCTATTTGTCCTCTTATTCTAGCAAAGTTTGCTTCTTCTATTTTTTGTGATTGTGCAACTTGAGAATTATAATTCATAAC